TCGATGAGCTACACCTTGCAAAAGAGGGAATGTGGTCTGCTGCTGTTCTCGGAACCTCGCAGCGTAAGGACGGAATTGTTGTTGGAATTACGACTGCTGGAGATCAAAACTCGAAGACTTTAATCGACCTTTACAAGTCAGGCAAGGCTGCAGCTAACGGAGCAACGGATCTAGAACGCTTCGGCTTCTTCTTATGGGAAGCACCGGAAAACTCTCGCGTGGATGACCCAAGCGCAATTATGAAGGCTAACCCTTCTATTGCTGCAGGTCGTATTGGCATGGAGCAAGTCATCTCGGACTTGAAGACAATTCCAGAACACGAAGCTAGGCGTTATCGACTAAATCAATTCATCGCTGGATCTACTAACTCATGGTTGCCAGGAGACTTATTCAGAGCTGCAACCGGACGCGGAGTCACGAACCTAACCGGAGGAGTCTTCTCCGTAGACACTACGACTAACTGGGGTCACGCGACAATAGCTTATGCCAACGACATCGAAGGCATTCACGAAACTGAATTGGTCATGTCCTTAGTCTCGCCTACGGAGCAACAACTATTCAATGAGCTAACATCACTTTATAGCAGACACAGTCCGCGAGCGATAGTGCTGGATGATCGTCAGTTACCTGGTCTAGCCAAGAGACTAAAAAACTCTGGGCTTCCGGTCTGGACACTATGGGCTAAAGAAGTCTCGTCGGCATGCTCGACTGTCTTTGCTATGTTTAGCACTGGCTCCGTTAGGCACAACAGCGATCCCCTCCTGGTTGCTCAAATGCCTAACGGGGTCGCTAAATACTCCGGAGAGAGTTGGTTCATCTCTCGTAAAGAATCACTCGGAGACATCGACGCAGTAATGGCAACGGTGTTCGCACTCTACGTTTCTTCACGCGCACCACACGCAACAATCGGAGTCTATTAGTCGGTGGTCTGTGGTATCCTTGACTCCAAATGGCATCTATACTTGACAGGCTCCTAAACCGCAAGCCAGAAGTTCGCGCATCGCAGCCTACAATTCCAACCAGACAACCTTCTATTGTCACGCCTAACACAGCTCTAAGTCTGACCGCGGTCTACCGCGCTATTCAGATCATTGGAACTCCGATTAGCAAGATGACAATAAACACTTACCGGTTCGCTACCGGAGTCGAGCTAAAGGTTGAGAACCCAGTTCTAGTAAACAACCCATCGCTAGATCAGAACCGTAAAGACTTCCTATTCCAGACTGTCGTAGATCTAGCCCTCCAGGGTAACGCCTACTGGTACAAGCAATACTCTTCCAACGGTCAGGTAAACAACCTAACTATTCTTCCGGCAGCTTCGGTCATGCCTTCTTACCCAAAGATGCAAGACGGGACAATCGACTACTCGACAATCGTTTATGACTACATGGGTAAGCGTTACACCAAGCGCGAGATTGAGCACCTAAGAGTCTTTAGCCAATCGGGTCAGCTAATTGGAATCAGCCCAATCGCTTCATGCTACAAAGACATAAGCGCAGCTCTAGATCTACGCGACTACGCTCTAAACTGGTTTACCGCTGCAGGAGTTCCAACCGGAGTCCTAAAGACTAACCAGATGTTGAACAAGGCAGAAGCCGATGAAGTTACTAACAACTGGCACAACAAGCAACAGAACCGTCAAGTTGCAGTTCTGGCTAATGGCTTCGATTACCAGCAGATAGCACTCTCACCTAGAGACGCACTATTTACCGAAGTTCAGGATCAGCAGACACAGGCAATCGCCAGGCTATTCGGTATCCCTCCAAGGTTGCTAATCACTTCGGTTCCAGGATCATCCGACACTTACACAAACTTACAAGATGAGAACCAGGTGTTCTTCCGTCATACTCTTATGGCTTACACGGACGCAATCACCGACGCACTTAGCAACTGTCTACCAAGAGGCAACCGGGTCGAGTTTGACTTTGAGCACTTGTTCAAGGCAGATGTCGCAGCACGTTACAACTACTACCAGACCGCAATCGCTGCAGGTATCCTAACCGCCGAAGAGGTCAGAACGAAAGAAGGACTAGATGTCTGAAATGATTACACGCGAGTTCCAAGCGCGTTTAGTTGAGACCGAAGAGAGAACCATTGTCGGACTTGCAGTTCCATACGGTCAGGAAATTGACCTAACTGGCAACACCAAAGAACGCTTTGAAGCCGGAGCCATCCAGAGCATTGAGGACGTTAAGTTGTTCTACGGCCACGAAGAGCCAATCGGTAAGGTCACGGAAGGCCGAGACACCGAAGAAGGCTTCGAGATTGTTGCAAGAATCAGCGATACGGTTCGCGGTAACGAAGTTTACACATTACTACAGGACGGTGTCCTAAATCGATTCTCGGTTGGATTCTTCCCGGTCAAAGACCGGAAGGAAGGCCAAACGATAGTTAGAGAGCTAGTGGATCTCAAAGAGGTTTCAGTAGTTCCCTTCCCAGCCTTTGAAGGCGCAAAAATAACCGAAGTCCGTAGCGAGTCCGAGACCGAAGAGGTCGAAGAGGTAGCAGAGACTCCTAATGAAACAGAAAGTGAAACAATGGAAAACATTGAACTTGACGTTCGCACCGTGCAGGACGAGGTTGCAGAATTGCGCCGAGTTATCGAAGCAGGTCAGTCCGTCGAAACAGCAACACCAGCAACACACAAGTTCCGCTCACAAGGCGAGTTTGCTAAGGCTCTAGTAAACGGAGACGAAGACGCAAAGGCTCTAGCCCGCGCAGCTTCAACTTCCGCAGACACCGTTGCCCTACCAGGCTTCTTGGGCTACATCGACAACCTAATCGACACCAACCGCCCAACTCTATCGGCCTTCTCCCGCGCTGCACTTCCAGCTGCAGGTCTAACCGTTGAGTATGCACAGGTATCCGCTAACACTCTTGCAGTTGGAGTTCAGTCTCCAGAGAACGAAGAGCTATCCTTCGGAAACCTAAGCATTGATTCAGTATCAGCTAACGTAGTAACTTACGGTGGCTACACTTCAATGTCCAAGCAGACTATCCAGCGTTCATCCGTAAACTACCTAGACACCGCTCTTCGCGCTCTATCAATTGCTTACGCGAACACAACCAACAAGGCAGTAGTAGACCTAGTGGAAGCACAGGACTACACAGGCAAGCGTTGGGACGTTTCAGCTGGAACTTCCGAGGCTCTTATCGGTGGTCTAGCAGATGCATCTTCTTACATCTTCAAGGAGACCGGACTACGTCCAGAAGCTATCATGTGTGGAACCGGAGCTTACAAGTTCCTTCTACAGGTAGCTGGCGAAGACGGCCGTCCAGTAGTGCTAGTAAACGGCGCTGGAGTAAACAACATCGGATCAGCTAACATCCCAGGTCTATCTGGTCAGCTATTCGGTCTTCCAGTTATCGTAGACCCACAGATTGCAACTAACCGTTGCTTCGTGGCTAACAGCGCAGCCATCCAGACTCTAGAGTCCGCTGGCGCTCCTGTAAGACTATCTGCAGATGACATCACAACCTTGACCGACTCAATCAGCGTTTACGGCTACATGGCAATTACCCTGCCATTCGCAGATGCTCTAGTCGTTCTAGACGTCGTATAGTAGGTCTATAAATGGCACACGGCGGTGAACCAAGTCTCGAAGACTTCAAAGCGTATGTTGGAACCGATGAGGATTCTGACTTCGTAGAAGAATGTCTAGAAGCTGGTAAGCAATTAGTTAACAGTTACATTGGGGAAGTGGAAACAGTTCCGCACGATGTTCACGTTCAGGCTATTCTTATCGCTTCATCAGAGTTGTTTCACCGCCGTTCCGCTCCTAACGGAGTTGCTCAATTCGCTAGCTTCGATGGTGCTCCAATCCGGGTTGCCAAGGATCCAATGAACGCGGTTTACCCGTTGCTTCAAAGATTCGTAGGCTATGCAGTATGAGCGAGATCAACGCCACTAAGGTCGAGTTCAAACTTGAATTAGCGGACGCAGGGTTGAATGTTCTGGAATACATCCCGGAGCGAATAACCCCTCCAATCGTCATTATGAACTCCGCGCAGCCTTACTTGCAGACCGCACAGTTTGGTGAATGGAGTCTAGGACTTGAACTAGTTTTGGTAGCAGCTACCGCGACTAACAAGAAGGCAACGGAGAATCTAGACCAGCTTATCGAGGATGTTCTGAATGCTATCGAACCGTTGAAATACGTTCGGATAACTTCGGTCAATCAGCCTTACAATCTACAAACAAATAACGCCGAGTATCTAGCAGCGAACTTATTCGTTCAGCTAGACATCACACTTTAGAAAGGTAGCCACCATGGCCGCTTCAACAAGAATCAAAGCACAAAACATTGTATTTCAAATCGGAGGAACCGACTACGCATGCGACGCGAACATGGTTGATCTATCTCTAGGTGACGCACCTGGCGATGTTCAGACCTTTTGTGAAGTTCGCGTAGGTGGAGAATGGGCATTACAGCTAGACGGAATTACTTCCGGAGACGCTACAAGCCTATACCGCATTCTTTGGGACAACTTTGGAACCGAGGTCGGATTTAGAATTAAGCCTAACGGTAACGCAGTAGCTACATCCAACGAGCCTCACTACGAGGGAGTTGCAATCTTTAACGAGCTTCCTCCTCTAGCTCTTACAAGCAACGAAGTAGCAACCTTTAGCGTGACTCTAAGAGTAGTAAACACTCCTCACGATCCAGCTGCAAGCCAATACTTCGGAGTAGAGATCGTAACAGCCTAACCATGGCTGAATCTGGAATTAAGGTCGTTGGTCTTAATGAGGCCATACGAGCTCTCCGGGCTATTGGGGTTCCATCCGCTGAAATCGGAGCGGCATCTCAACAAGCAGGTGAGCTAGTAGCCAACACGGCACGATCCTTAGTTCCGGTAAGAACCGGAGCACTTCGAGCAACTATCAAGGCTAAGAAAATAGCTAGAAAAGTAGTAGTGAGCGCGGGTAACAACACAAAGGTTCCCTACGCTAACCCGATTCACTTCGGCTGGAATTACGACAAGGTCAATCTCCAGGCAAAGAACATCAGACCTAGACCATTCTTTAGCAACGCTTTAAGTAGGACTAGAACACAGGTCTACACTTTGTTCTTTGATAACATGGAAAAGCTATTCCAGAAGTATTCAAACAAAAAACCATAAGGAGAACACAGAATGAGCAAGTTTGATTTTGAGAGTCTAACTCTTGAAGAAGTAGAACTGATTGAAAACTTAACAAACAGCAGCATCGACGAAGCGTTCGGAGACGGCAAGCCTAAAGGCAAAGCCTTATCAGCCTTTGTTTGGGTAGTTCAGAAAAGAACCAACCCTAACTACAAAATGGAAGATGCTAAGAAGCTAAGTCTCAAAGAAGCCCTAAGCATGATCCAGGGTGACGAAACAAAAAAAGAATAAGAGAGCTATCTGCCAAACGAATGGCGGAGTTCTGCCGGGCGATGAACATGCAACCGTCGGAATACAAAGCTCTCACATTGAGCGAGTATCAAGCGTTCATAAAAGACTTTAGTAAAAGAGGGTAAGTAAATGGCTGGAACACTAGCTCTAAACGTCGAGATTCTTGGGCAGTTTAGCAAACTAACCGCTGCAACCAAAGGTGCAACTGGTCAGCTTACTGGTCTAAGCAAGACCGCTCAATCTATCTCCAGCACAATGAATAAAGCCTTCGGGGTTATCGGTATTGGATTCTCTCTTGGATTCTTGAAGCGTGAACTAACCGAAGCAAGCAAGGCTGCCATCGAGGACGCTAAGTCCATGGAGATTCTGTCTATTGCCATGCAGAACACAGGCAAAGCCACAGCCTTCACCGTCAAAGAAGCAGAAGATTCTATCCGGGCGATGTCCCTGGAAGCAGCCGTAGCGGATGACGTTCTTAGACCTGCATACCAGAAGCTATTTATTGCAACCGGAGATGTGACTAAATCTAACCGTTACTTACAGATAGCTTTAGATGCGTCTGCTGCAACTGGTAAAGATCTAGACTCCGTAACGCAAGCTATGGCTAAGTCCTTGGCAGGTCAAGACACCGCACTTCTAAAACTTATACCTTCACTTAGAGGAGCAGTTGATCCACTAGGGCAACTAGAAAAGACCTTTGCTGGAGCTGCAACCGCAGCAGCTAACCTAGATCCATACCAAAGAATGAACGTTGCCTTTGGTGAGATTCAAGAGTCTGTTGGAATAGCTCTAATGCCAGTCCTAAACGATTTCGCTGATTACCTGGTTGATTCAGTTCCAAAGATTCAGGCATTCTTTGAAGAGCTAAACGACCCGACTACAGAGCTTGGAGATGCTTGGGCTGATCTAGGCGCTACATTCAATCTGGCTGCTGCAGAGTTCAATAAGATGCTGGCAGTCTTTGGTCTAAGTGAGATTTCATTCAAAGATGTTCTTCAATTCGTAACCATGCTAACCGCTGGCTTTGGTCAGCTATTCTTTATGGTTGGTCGAGTGGCTGGAATTATTGGCGCTCTAATCAACTTAGACATCCAAAGAGCATTCCAACTTGCTTCTACTTTTGGAGCTGATTACAACGCATTCGTAGCATCTCAAAACAGGGCTATCAACCCGTTGCAACAGACCAACATTAGGCAAGCTGATAGAACTTCCAACGTAGTAATCAATAACTACAACAGCAACCTAACGGCGCAACAGATAGCAGATGCAATCAATAAAGCCAACAAAAACTCTGGAACTAATCTTTTCGAGTAATCATGATTCCTAACTTCCAGATTGATAACAACCTAAAGGTCGAGTTTCTAACACCGGACATCGATGGCAACTCATTCATTCTTGGAATCAGCTTGCTTGGTTCGGACGATGTTCTTGGTGGCTTCGGAGAGTTTATTCTTGGAGTATCGCTACTAGGTGGAGACGATGTTCTTGCTCCTAGCACCGGTCTAAAGTGGCAAGAGGTTCAATGCGAAACTTCTAGAGCAAACATCTCCATTGGTGGACAGATCAATAACGCTATCTCGTTTCAGCCACAACCAGGAGAAGCCCAACTAACTCTTCAAAGCTATGACTTAGATCCGACGGTCAATAAGAACATTCGAGCTTCAACAAAGATTCGAGTCAGACTTCAAAGCGACGAAGTAGATCGCATTCTATTCCAGGGGACAATCGACACTATAGACGTGACTTACTTCCCCGACGGATTGAACCTAATCGACATCGTGGCAATCGACGCCTACAAGCAACTTGTAAACTCTAGGTTCGCAACATTCGACACGACTCCGCTAGGAGCTTCTGCAACTACTGATGAAGTCCTAGAGCTAATTGCAATTCAAAGCGGACTAGGTCTATCTCCAGATTCAGTAGAACTTGGTGGACTTATCCCAACCGTGAATGAAGTAGACGTAGTAGTTGCCGAGCTAATCAATGACGCTCTTGAAGTCGGACTTGGAATAGTTTGGATAGATCAGCAGACTTCTGAACTTGCTTACATCCCTAGACCAGCTACCGCAACTGGAACCGCAACGACCTTTACAATCGGAAACGACCATTCATCCGACCCTTACCATCTATGCCTATCGGAAATCAATGTCTTTTCAGACGCAGACGCGGTCTATAACTCTTTGAAAGTAACTCTCCAATCGGATGACACCCAGGTTGTAGTGCTAAAGGATCAGGACTCTATCGACCTCTACGGCGAATCCGCAATCGATGAAGTAATCAATACTACCGACGCAACCGAACTAGCGAATTGGGCCGTTAGGGTATTCAACAATAGACCAGCAAACTTAGTCAATAAAGTAGCAACCCCGGCTAAGGACAGACTTGGGACTTTGACAAACGCAGCGGTGTTTACACCAGGAATGACGGTAGGTGTCAGCTATACTAGAGACCAGCTAGACATCGTTGGATTCTACACTATAATCAAGGTCTCTCACCGCATAGACGTAGACAACTGGTTTACGACTCTTGAACTATGGAAGGAAGCCTAGTGGCTTACAAAGTATTTACTAACGGAAGCGTATTAAACGCATCCGAGATCAACGATAACTTGATGAATCAATCTGTTATGGTATTTAGCAACGAAGCTGCTAGAACGGCTGCAATCACTTCTCCTTTGGCTGGAATGGTTACCTTCTTGGAAGACACTTCGGCTTACGAAAGCTATGACGGGGCAGCTTGGATTGGCTTTGGTGG